GGACTTCTGCTGGAGTATTAAGTACGGCTAGTAGATTAAATGTAAATGGTGCAACAGATAATGCTAGTTATGCTTTAAATGTAAATGGAGATGCTTTAATATCTACAACGTTAAATTGCCAAACAATTACCACAAGTAATTATATATCGGTTGTTTCTGGTGACCAAACAACGGCACGTTTTTTAGTACAAAACACCGGCAGCGGTGGCAGCCAGTACGCAATGATGGCTGGAAATAATAATGTGGATAATACAGGATTTTCTATATTGAAAATTGGTGTTGGTAATATATTAAGATTTAATAGTTCAAATGAAGCATCTTTTGTAAATTCTGTTACTGCAACATCTTTTATTAAACAAGGAGGTACTGGTAGCCAATTTTTAATGGCAGACGGTTCTGTAACAACAGGAGGAGCAAGTATAAGCGGAACATATACACCAACTTACTCAAATGGTGGTAACACAAGTGCAATAGCAAACGACCCTTTATTTTCAGTTTGTTATTATTCAAGGGTTGGAAATTTTGTAATGGTTTCGGGTACATTATTGGTAACACCAACAACAAGTGGTATTATTACAGTTGCAGTTATAAATTCTTTACCAATTGCTTCTACAAGTACAAAATTATTTAGTGGTGTTGGTTCATTTATAACAGTTGGTTCTACAAATGAAAGTTGTGACATTACCGTATATCCTGTTTCAAATGTTGCAAATATTACTTTTTACGCAACAGGAACAGGACAAGTTAGAATACAATATTATTATACCTATTTAACCGCATAACATGAAAGAAATATTAGCATTTCCTATTTGGAGAAATGGACAAACAACAAATGCAGAATTTATTACTTTACAAAGTAATTTTGATAATTTAATTGATACTGTTATTTTTTATTATGCTTTAAAAGATAAAAACAATGTAAACATTGTTGAGGGTAATATTACTATGGATGGCATAGATTACCATGACTGGGATGGTTCTAATGACAAAGCATTTGATTATGTTGCAAAAAAGTTGGGTATTCAATTAGTTTATTAGCTTAGTTTTTCCTTTAACCTTTAAATATTACAAACCAAAATGGAAACAAAACAAGCACTCGAAATTTTAAAACAAATTTTGGATGCAGCTAGTAAAGCTGGATTATTCCAAAATTTAGAATCATCAATGATGGCGGCCAATGCCTTTAAAACAATTGAATCAAAACTAAATAATGAAAACGATGGAGCAAGACAATAATGGCAAACCCCTAATGCTATTATCTTGGTTATCTGCATATATTTCATTAGGTACTGCTCAGGAACTAGTTAGCCTTTGTTCTGGTATAGTTGCAATTGGATCAGGTTTAATGGCAATTAGATACTATTTTTTAAAGTCTAAAAACGAAAAAAATGTTTAAAAATTGGAAAACTTCAATAGCTGGTATTGGTAGTATATTTACAGGCATTGCTCTAATAGTTAAAGGAGATATTGCCGGAGGTGTAACTGGAGTTATCACTGGAATAGGTTTAGTATTTGCCAAAGATGCCAGTAATGGTTTAAACCAATAGTCAAAGATGAACCGACAAACTAAAACTTTATTAGTAGTTGGTGCAATAGCATTACTTTTAATACTTACCCCAATGGCAAGTTCAGCAGCAGAAAAATTGATTAAAAGTTTTGAAGGTAAATACTTAAATGCTTATGATGATGGTACTGGTACTTGGACTATTGGATATGGTTCTATTTATAATTATGATCAGAACAGACCGGTAAAACCTGGAGATATTATTACAGAAGAAAAAGCCATCGAGTATTTGCGTAAAGAAATGGGTTCTGTGGTGGCAGATATTAAAAAAGTAGTGAAAGTACCCATAAATCAGAATCAGTTGGATAGTTTGACAAGTTTTACCTATAATCTAGGTATTGGAGCATTAAAATCTAGTACATTACTAAAATTATTGAATCAGCGAGCGGATAAACAAACAGTTGCAAATCAATTTCAGTACTGGAATAAAGCAAGAATAAATGGTCAATTAACTGTATTACCTGGATTAACAAGAAGAAGAAAAGCAGAAGCTGATTTATTTGTATCATAGGTTTGTTGATTTGTATGGTTAGCCCTTTAACATTTTGTTAAAGGGTTTTTTTATGTCTGTATAAAAATAAATTTAGTAATATGAAAAATGTCTTTACATTTATATCATAAACCCTTTTATTATGAACAAAAACAACGATGCTCAAATCCTGGGCAAAATTCAAGCACTCCAAACGCAAAAGAAGCGGCTATCAAATTTGATGGCTTTGGCTCCATTTAAAAACCCTACTTTTTTTTTTTATGGTAAGGAAGGAACTTTTATCTCCCTTAATCAATCCATGATTTCCTATAATTTATCCTATGAAATTTCGTTATTGCTAGAAGCGGCAATATCAGATTTGGAATTTCAGATTTTAGAACAAGAAATTTTGCTAAACCAATAAACAACAAACAAATGAAAACGACATTAAATTTGATTAAAGCAAATAAACCATGTAGAGAAGGTTGGCAAAAACTTTTAAATTATTTAGGAAAAATAAAGGCAGACGATGAAATTTTAGAACTTACAACAATTCTAAAAAGTAATGGCATAAAGGATGCAATTTGGGCTTTATGTGCAGTTTATGATCAAGAAAAAAATATAAGGCTTATGGCTGCTGAATTTGCTGAAACTGCTTTAATTTATAATAATGATCAGAGATTAATTTTAGCTATTAAGGCAGCTAAAGATTATGCCAATAGGATTATTGACAAAGCATCCTTTGATGCTGCCAGTGCTGCTGCCTGGGATGCTGCCTGGGAAAAATTTGAACAAATTTTTCTAAAATACAACTAAATTAATTAAAGTGAAAAAAGAAACTAAAGAAGCCATAATAGCAATAATTATAAGTTGCATACTTTGCGGATTATTACAAAATATGTAAATGGAAGAAAATCTAATAAACCCCGTTGATTTACTTCTAGCTGCAAGAAAGTATAATCCTGATTATACACCCAGTAAAGATCAAATTTTGTGGACTATACAGGGTAAAACTATTGCCACAACGCAAAACTTTCAAATATTGACCGGATTGCCCAAGGCTGGAAAATCAACTTTTATTTCTGCTTTAATTAGTACAGTTTTTACTCCTAGCGATTTATGGGGATTAAAGCTTCATTTAACGGAAGAAAGAAGAAATATAGCGTATTTTGATACGGAGAGCAGTGATTACGATTTTTACCGCCAAGTAGAGAGAATAAAGCGTTTTGCTGGAATTAATGGTATTCCGGACTGGTGTTCACTTTACACAGTTAGAGAGGATGATCCAAAAACAATTTTAACAATGGTTGAGCATTATTTAATTACGAATAATGCTCCTATTGTTATTTTAGACGGTTTATTGGATTTAATCCTGGATTATAATGATCCTATTGAAAGCAGAAAATTAATCAATTGGTTCAAACGTATAACCAAAGTATATGATTGCTGCATAATTGGTGTTTTGCATCAAGGAAAAGGTCAAGCTGGAACCACATTAGGGCATTTGGGCAGTAATACAGATCGATATGCACAAAGTACTATTGAAATAGTAAAGGACAAAAAAGAACAAACATTTACTATGTCAAGCCGTTTCTTGCGTTCGTCTGATGATTTTGAGCCAATAACACTTATTAATGTTGGCGGCGTATGGCAGCAAGTTTCTATTTATGGAAAAGAAAACAAAGAACCAAAACAAAAAAAGACGGAATTATCAGAAAGGGATTTGTTGCATAGATCACTATTTCAGCCTAAAACTTATAAACAATTAATTTCAGATTTACAGGAATTAACCGGAAAGGGAATATCAGCCAGTAAAGGAATTGTAAAAGAATGGATTGAAAAAAATTGGGTATTTAAAGAAAATGATTTATATAAAATTAAAAATTAAAAAAAGCAGCTAATAATTAGCTGCTCCTTTCTAATAAACCCCTTTATTAAGAGAAGGCTCTTCTTTCAATTCAAAAATAGTAAAAACTTATGAATTATTACACTTGTATCATATTTTTTTTTGAAGAAACAGGTCGCAGACCTACCAAATATCATAACATACGAAATTTAGCCAATTTTAAAGCATTTGCAGCCAGTAAAGGAGGAAAGGTAATAAATGTATATGATAAAAAAACAAAAGCCTTTATTGAGCAGATAAAGATTGATTAAAGAGATTTCATTACAAACAACAAAGAACCATTTTAACGAATGGTTTTTTTTATGTCTATACCATAATAGTTTATTTTTTAAAAGTGAAAAAAGAACTATTTATTAAGTTAAAATGAAGGTTGGTATAAAAATAAACAGGGGTATATTTAGGGATTCTTGCGTTGAACCAGAGTTTCAACCGCAAGATAACCCTTTTAAACCAGAGTTTTAAACCAATATACCCTGTTTAACAAAAATTTAATCTGAATTTAATTTTTTTGATATAAATTTGAACTAATGAACGCAAAAATCATGTTTACATTGGCAGTTTTGGGTTTAGCTACTTGGTGGGCATGGAAAAAATATGTTTTATTGCAAAACGTTCAGATTGAATTAGGTTCTGCTAGTTTAGATGGTGGATTATTAAACCCAAATATCAAGATCAATGTAATTATTCGAAATCCTACCGAATTATCGGCAAAAGTTACTCAACTGGATGGATTTATTGTTGATAGCAATAAAAACAAAATTGCCAGGCTTTCAATAGACGGAATTTATGAAATAGATCCAGGTAGTTATAAAGTAATTCCTTTGGATATTCAAACAAGCACTTTCAGGCTTTTAAATACTTTATCAGATTTTTACTACAATAAAAGACAGAATTTTGATATTTCGGGTTATGCAACGGTAGATAATATTCCAGTACCTTATCAATTTAATGTCAATATTTAATGGATAAGAATATACTATTACAGAAATTACCGCCTTTCCGTAATAATCAAAAGGTTATTTTGGAAAATCAAAATGTTGGAGATATTATTAACGGAATTTTATCCACTCATGAACAATATAAAAGCCAGTATGATAAAATCTCCAGCTATTTTTTAGGAGAAAACTTAGAACATACTTGCATAAATGTTTGGAAATTTCTTAAAAAAAATGTACCATACAGGATAGAATCGGATAATTTTCAGACTTTACGATCACCCAGTAGTATCATTTCAGGATTACCGGCAGATTGTAAAACATACAGTTTATTTAGTTGTGGAGTTTTAGATAGTTTGAGGAGAAAGGGACTTATAAATTGCAAATTGGCTTTTAGGTTTGCTGGATATAATAATTTTTCGGATAATTTGGAGCACGTTTTTTGCGTAGTTAATCCAAAAACAAAAAAAGAAATTTGGTGTGATGCAGTTTTACCATATTTCAATCAAAAAAAGGAACCTTCAATTTTTAAAGATAAAAATATAACAATGGCTTTAGTTTCACTTTCAGGGATAGGAGATTTTTTCAATGATGTAAATAATATTTCAGATACGGCAGCATCATTTTCAAATCCAGTTTCGGCTTCATTAAAAGCTATACAAGTTTTAACTGATTTGTTTGCTAATAAACCAAATCCGAACGATTGGGTAGGCTGGGACGCACAAGATCAGCAAACAGGACAATGGGAAGGTTCCAGCGTCAGAGGTTGGGTTTTAAATGATGGGGATAGCGTACAAAATGAAGCCTTAAACATTGTTAGTTATATCAAATCAAAAGGAATTGATAAATTAGTAAATTCAGGTCATCCAATTACTATACAAGGTCAAGGCTGGAGAGATGTAACCATAGATGAAATTGTAGATAAACTTTCTAGGGGTGGATATGCACAAGAAGCCAGGGCAATTAAAGATAGTTATTATTCAAGTTCTAGCATTTTGCCAACTGGAAGTCAAACAGCAACTAAAACGGCTGGAATGAATATTTTTGTTACATTGGCATTGGTTGGTGCTGGTATTTACGCAATCAGTAAAATGAAAAAATAAATGGAAAGTCTAGCACAAAAAAAAGCAAAGGCAAATTTTAAAAAAGCCATTGCATACAGGAAAAAAACTGGTTGTAGCTTAAAAGAAGCATTTGCCCATATTAAAGGT